ATGGCCATCACGCAGTGCAAAGAATGTAAAAAAGACGTTTCCACCTCCGCAAAAACCTGCCCACACTGCGGTGTAAAAGACCCTGGCGTTACCGCAAAGCAAAAACTCGGCGGGTGCCTAGTCCTCATTGTCATTGCTGTTGTGATTGGGATTTACTTTGGTGGCAGCGATGAAAAGAAAACAGCAAGCACCCCAAAAGTATGCTCCAACACCGATACCCAGTGTAATTTTGATAAGAATTTGGTTGATGCCATTAGCAAGTGCAAACCTTTAGTCGAGCGTGCTGCAAAATTTGAGTATGAATGGACTGATGGCCTTTTGGACCCTATGTTTTCGCATGGCCGCATGGACTCAAAACAAAACCAACTAACGTACATTGGTGATAAGGTTAAGTTCACGAATGGATTTAATGCCAAAACCACAATGACCTATGCCTGTACATTGGATCTTAAATCAAAAGAAGTAGTGGACTTCAATATTTCGGAAGGCAAACTCTAGGACAAGTATGCTTTGGGGTTGAAACTGTTATGAAGGTAAATCTGCTATCAAGCGCCGTTCTTACGGCGTATTTTCTGACTTGCGGCTCACTATATCTTTGGGGTTTCTGGCTGCATTTTGACCTGAACATTCTCCAATTTGTTGATGTTTCAGATATTGTAAAAGCAACACTACTGCCAGTAATCACTGTTCTTTTTCTTTTTTTTATACAAACCGCCTTAAACCACATTAACAATCCAGCCTCTGAAAGTTCCCAAAAATTATGGAAAGCAGGGGGTGGCTTTAAAGCAACGGTTTACATGCAATACTCATTTTTTGCATTTGTGGTTTGTAGCGGTGGGTACGGCATCCTCATGCGATTTATCAATGGAACCAAGGCAGAAAAATATTTGTGCTTAGGCTTATTTATTCTTTCCCCTGTTTTTTATGTACTTGCTTTCAAAACGACAGTTATGGCCTATCTAGGAAAAGCCAGGCCCATAGTTCTATCATCTATTTGCCTTATCCCACTAATTTTTATGAATAAAGGCATTAATGATGCTCAAAAAATTCTTGCCGGAGAAAATACTTTTCTAGTGGAATCTAATACTAATTGTTCTCCACTTAAGGAAAGCAAGTATCGTTACATTGCAACATTATCCGACAAAGCCTTTGCGTATTCGTTAAGTGATAATTCTCTTTGCATTTTTAAGTTCGATTATCTAAAACTGATTAAAGAACCTGTAAAAGAGAAAGTGACAAAAGATTGGTTAACTTCATTAAATGATAAAGCAGCAAAACTTTTTGGGGGCACATAACCTTAATTATTAGAAAAAACATCTAAATGTTGGTTTAAATGACCATCAATCAGAGCGGATTGCTATGCAATGTTTGAATCATCGCAAAAGTGTCTTTGGTGATTTCATCCTGGGGTTTCTGACATTTAGCTAAAGAAACTTCTCTGGAAAAGTTTAGTATTCTTTCATGAGTTTGATACATAACGGAAAGCGTCAAATCAAATGCGATCTGTTCACTGTTTAACGGTTCATCATTGAGCTTTATCCATTTTCGCGGCGGCTGTCGCTCTGCCGCGTTCCATCCATCCGGTGTTGACCAGATGACGTATAACCTACCCCAGTCAGCTCCGATGTGTTTTCTACTCAACACGTCTCCCGGTTCAAGAATCCGGATCAATGTGCCACAAAAATTTATTGACCGCATAAAGCCCCTTTTGGCTCGCACCAATCATAAATGACGCAGTGCAAACACTGTACATATAAACAGCATTATAATTCATTTTTTTTTCAGTTCGCCAGACATTTACTTTCACCCCTGAAGCCGCGTCCGGCCTGGGCTAAAGAATTGCATTGAGTGCAACGCATGCGCGCCTAACGATCCTTCAAACCTCACCTAAAACTTTAATGTTTCAAATTTTTCAATCAGTTATCTCTTTAACCAGATCCTCTACCGATCCTAAAAACTGAAAATCATTGAAATCTTTTTCAATCATTTCAGTTTGGATTATCTCGCAGAACCCCAGCACCAGTGCGGGCTGGCATATCCTTTTGTAGAAAAATAAAACTGAAAAATTTTTATGATCCGAAACCCGTAGGCGGGTGCGGTGTAGTGCGATTTTTGTCGCTGAAGGTTTTATTTTGCCAGCCTGTCACGCTGCCAGCGCAACGGTATCAGGCGGATCGCTTTCGGTTGGGGCGGTGCGGTGGCTATGGGAGTGAGGCGCGCCATGGGCTTTATGTGGCGTCTTATGAGGGACGTAAAAAAGCCCGCACTATGGCGGGCCTAGTTGGTAGGGCTATTAGCCTATGACTGGGTCGTATTTTTGCTTAAGCGCATTGGCTGCGGTTCCCGCTGACGATATGGCACCGGAGTTCGTAGGCGTACCAACGCTAGGGTGAGTATGCGCGGCGGTTTGTTCTGCCAGCTGCATGACCACATCGAGCGTATCAAGCATAAGCTGTGCCACGTTAATGGTGCCACTGCCCAACCAGACTACTGGCGCGATCAGCTCCTGCCGCTGTGCGGCCACACTTCGGCGCACCGCGCCAATCTGCTCTATCAGGTCTTTGCCTGTTGTCGTCGTTTTGCTTCCGCCGATCTCGGTTTCTGCGTCTCCACCCACGCTGGCCAGCATATTTCCCTTTACGGCCTGGCTGTAGTCTCCCGTGGCCACATGCTGAATAGCGCCAGCCATCAGCTGCGCAGCCCCCAATACAGTGGTTTTATCATTGGCCCTCACTGTGGTTTCGCGGCTCACCAGCTGGCGGCGTTCGGCATCTGCCGTTACTTCCCGCACCATGGATGTTTCATTGATCGCCTGGTCAGTTTTCCGCACCCAGTCACCCGCCTGAGTTACGCGCTGTGAAACTTCCTCCCGCTGTTGTTGCAGCTGCTCACCGGGTTTTACATCGGGCAAACTTGTTCCATCGGCCACGGTCTGACGAACAAAAGGCTTATCTGGCCGGCCACCGGTAAAGCCGACTTCAACCAGCGTTCCTTCAGGGGGAAATTGAAACATTCCTGAATCATTTCCGGCCATAGGCACCGGCAGCGGTACCGCTGAATACACCGGCGTGGCCTTATCAGGGTTTCCATCTGCATCAAGCAACTGTACATCAACAGCATAACGCGGGCGAAATGGATCGGAAAAATTACCGCTGGTAACGCTTTCGGTTGGTGCCATTACCCTGGCGAACTTCGGCAAATGCAACCCTGAAGCCAGCTCAGGGAAATGGCTCTCTACCTGACGTTGTAGCGGAGTCTTTTGCAGTGCGTGTCCGGTTATTTTATTGCGTGGCGTCCAGGTGATATTCATGTTGTCGTTTTGCAGGTTAACTTTCGTTAATCGCTGGCCATTCACTTCCACGCCCGGACGCATGCTCTGCACCATTGGAATGGTCATTGTGTTACCACCCGCCGCACCCTGCCCAAATTCAGCGGGAATTTCCACCGGGCGATCCGCAAACAAGGATTTTTCCGCTCCACCCACATACACATCGCCATCGGGTAACGGATACCAGACATAATCAGCAATACCAAATGCCCGTCCCAGATTATCAAGTAGCTGATAGCCGGTGCCGCTGTGCGTAAAATGTGGGATCGGTTTATCACTGTATGCAGCATCAGGTACGGTTATATTCAGCCCGCTGTTCTCAGTCAGCCAGCTGGCCACATCACGCAACGTCGGATGCTGAAATGAGCATGGCCAGTTACGTTCAAAGACTCCTGCAAGCTCTCGCACAAACAGGCGTTGATAGCCGTTCTCTGCGGGCTGCGAACGTTCCACATAACCCGTAAACCAACGAAGCAAAAGATCGGTATACCCGACATCTACCCGCACCACTTTGCCGGTGTAGTCTGTTTCGGTTTCAGCCGTAATAAAACCGCGGCCACAGCTGTTCAGCTCCAGAACCAGATTCACATCAGCCATATGAACTTCGTCCATTGACAGATACAGGCGTTTAATGGGTTTCATTACTTACTCCAGCGCATCGTTCACAGGCTTCAAAATCTTTTTTTCGAACCAGGTCATTTTTTCTTCACTCTCAGCAGCATCAGACTGCGCGCCACCTTTTGCAGCTCCGCCCCCCTGCTTTTTCGCCGTCGCTTTGGCGCTGGCGCGGGCTTCGCGCTTCTCCTGTACGCTGATATGTTCTGCCAGGGTAAAAGTGACCAGCCATGACATTTTCCCGTCATTCTGCGGAGCGTCCAGGGTGCCTGTAAACGTGACTTCCCGCAGACTAACGGCGCGGGCAACGTCATGTGCCACGCGATACGTTTGCAGCTTTCCGGCACCGTCTCTTGCGCTGGCCAGCTCAAAAATTCGTTTCAAAATATCAGGCCTTTTAAATGGCACCTCCCCGACCACGCGCAGCTCTTTACCCTTAATTCCCTGCTCTGATTTTGTGGTTGAACTGGTCTGCCCGGACTGGTCTTTATCCTGAAACTGCATGCTGATCGTTACGCGCATATTTTGCAGCGCGATGGCCTCGCCATTAAGCGCCAGTGTCGGGGTCGAGTTCATGAATCATTCCTTTTACGCCATCAAGATTGTCGCCAACAAGCATCATTGCCGCACTGAACACTGCCGACTGCTGCGGAACACTTTTCACCAGCTGCGTGACAGCCGTCGCTACGTCGCCACTGGCTGTAAAAACCCAGGCGTGGGCGCTTTTTCCCTGAAGCTCAGCCAGGCCACTGGCTGCATCACCGATCATTGCCGAGTGCTGGCGAATAAAATCAGCCAGTTGGCCCTTCATGCCGGCCAGGCTGGTACCGGCGCTTACGGCCTTTTGCGCTTCAGCGACGGCCATAGCCGTTAGCGCGGATCGTGATGTAGGTACTGACAAAGGAACAGCGGGAGGCAATCCGCTTGCAGCCTTACCCGGCAGCTGCATTCTAACGGTGGCCAGTTCTGCCGCAGATTGCGCCAAGCGGCTAACTTGTGTAAAAGCCGGTGCGGGGAATACCGAAGTTAACGCATTCAGGCTGACCATGAAGCTTTCATGCGTTAAGCCAGTGACAAGAAAAATCACCACATCCGCATCCCCTCCCACACTGGCCAGCTTAGTCGCCAGCCAGGTAACAGCATTAACAGGGCTTAGATAAGCGCCGTTATCTGTTTGCTGCCCAAGCCCGTAAATCCAGGGGTGCGCGGGTACCACGGAACAATTCAGCGCGGCCAGCGAATCTGAAAATGCCAGTTTGGCCTCACGCCACATTAACAGGCACCTCCGGCCAGGTAACGGGCGCAGCGGTAATGTCCAGCGCTTCCAGCTCGTCGATATAATCCAGCCAGGCGTTAAGCTGCGCCAGCTGCACTTCGGACAATTTGCGGCCCAGCGCTAATTTTGTCTGTGGTACGATAATTTTTTCTTTTGCGTCACGGATTAGCTGGTCGCGCTGGGCTTCGGATTGCTGCTGTAATTGCTCCGGGGTAAAGGTAAACGGGGCTATTCTTTTGCCGTCAAATACCCAGCGGGTGCCCTCGTCAAAAAAGTTTTTTGGCACGCTGGCTTTGCTTATTTCACTCACCGATAAACCTTCTGGTGCCAGCATAGAAACATCCCTCGACGAGGCAATAATATTGCCCTTATCATCAAACATAAATTTCAAACTGGTTTTAGAAAACTCTTTTTGTGATTCGTACCAGTCCCGCCCGTCTTCGTCCGTGAAAATCATAATTGAGACATTATCAATATCTTTAATTGTTGAGGAAAAATTCTTCATTAACATCATAATTAAAAATCCTTATGCGTAGGCAGCTGTTACCCAGGCACCATTTAATAAATATTGTAATGGACGTAAACGGAAGGAATAATTAGAACTCCCTGAATCCTGCCATGACGTCATAACCCCACCCGCCATGCGTTCGGTATTGCTCCGCTCGCTGAATATTGCCGATGCACCAAATCGCACCGCCGTAATAAACCGCGTATTACTTTCGGCCTTAGTATAAGCCTCCCCAGCCGGGGTATAGCTGCCCTTAGCCTGATACCGCGCATCAAAATTTGGGTAGCTGGATGGTGTAATTGTCCCCGTTACGGATACATTTCTGCCTAGTGTAATGGTTTCAGCAATAGTTATGCCCGCATCTGCTTTATAGTTGTATATAGATAGATTATTGTTATTTGTACTACCATAACCTATATACCAGTTATTAACTCCGTTAGCGTCCTGAGAAATAATAAAAGAACTCGTCGCGGCAGACACTGGCTTTATCATAATAGCTGAGCCATCTGAGTTTACTGTCAGTCTGCCAGTCATTGTGTCGCCAGTTTTATTTACTGCCCCAACATCCCCAGCGGTAGGTTTATTTTGTGTGTGATAAATCTCGCCCCACTTATTCCATGCCCCAGCGCTGTCGCCGTTGCGCGTTCGAAAAGCTATGCGGTTTCCACTGCCGTTATATTGCGCTAATATTTGCGCGTTATATCCGCCATTGGAACCAGAAAAATCTATTAAAGATCCAGTAAAGCCGGGTGAGTTTGTCGCATTAGCATATGCAAAAACTACAGAGTTCTGAGGAATATTATTAAGATCCGTTATCGCATAACCTGTCCCCACCAGGACGGAGCGCAAAGCTAAAGCACTACCATTCACCAAAAGCCGTCCAGACGTAACATCATCTTTTGACGTCTGCTTATCCCCCGGCTGCAAAGCTTTAACGATACGCGAATCATCCCCCGCCGCGACTGTGCTCGCAGTTGTGCCCACGTCCAGCACCGCTGACCCTTTCAGTCCCAGACTTTTGCGCGCCGTCGCCGCGTCCTTCAAATCAGCTAAGTTTTTATCTTTGCGCAGATAGTCGCTATTTCCCTGCTGCTCGCCCAGACTCCCTTTCGGACGCAGGTCAGTAATCACGCCATTAGCGTCGATGCTGGCCAGCGCAAAGACATAATGCGCAATACCACCCTGGGTATAATTTGCCAGTGTAGTGGCCAGCGTAATTTTAATATCTATCTGGAAAGCACTGGTAAGGGTGCCGTGATAGCTGACGTCTGCCCATACCTTCATCGGCTTTGTCGTCACGGTGATATTGGCATTGGCCGCAAGACTGGCCCTCACTCCGCCAATGTATCCCACGCCTTTGGTTACGAAATACTGGGCGCCTGTTTTCGCAACCAGAAAACCATCAGCAAAGAATGCACCCTGGCCATAAACTTCCACGTTATCCATGCGCTGGCGTTCATCCATACCGGCCAGCCGCGCCGTGAAATCAATCTGCCAGGTTTCTGCCGGTGTGGTAATTTGCGTTTCCGTCGCGGCTCCGTTGTACTCCATCAAAAACGAGCGTGTCAGCACGTTACCCTGCTGGCCAGACGCGTTCTTATATTTAGCCTGCAACGGTGCATGGATAACCATGGCCAGCGTACCGGTGGCTTTATTTACAAGGCCAATCCAGTTAAAGGAAAAGTCGCCAACATCACTTCCCAGCGTGACCGAATACACAACCGCGTTTTCATTAACAACGCCGGTTAAGCTTACCGCCTGACGATGCACAATCTGGCTGGCTGGCGGCAGCGTTTCATTACGATCAATAGTCTTGCTGGTATCCAGCCCCGGCACGTTGGCCAGCACAAATTCATCCAGAACCACAGGTTTATTATCCGCGCCCTGCTGCGCTTTCCACTGCTCAAATGCCAGCGTGATGGCTGTCTGTGACATGGTTAACTCTCCAGTTTCGCGCCATAGGTGGCGCTGTCGTTATTAATGCCGGTTGCCTGAAGGCTGGCCGGATAGCAAATGTATTCACCGTCGAACCAGCCCGCCCGGATAAACAGATCGCTGATTGTGATAACTTCAAAACGATAACGGCGGCATGTACGCCCGTACTGGCGGATGATCTCCATCATCAGTTCCGGGTTATCTGACAGCTGACCATCCGTCACGCGCACCGTAATTACATCCCAGCCGATACCGTCCTGACGCTCCAGCAGTTCCACATAACCAATGCCGAGACGCTGAAAAATACTGATAAATCCTGCCACGCTGCCTGCGTCACTCGCGTTAATGAAGGCATAAGCCACACGCTTTCTGAACAGTGCCAACGGCTCCCCGTTGAAGCGGTTTATATCCCTGTCATAGGCAATAAGGTTAAGTAGCGCTGACGAACAGGTCAGCGGGTCAAACTGCTTTAACGGCCATGTGATCCAGTCGTATGCCTGCCGCCAGAAAACCTTTGCACTATTCAGCAGCTTTGCTGGCTCCCCTTTATCCATCCAGAACGGCAGCGCCAGCGCGGCCAGTTTTTTTAAAAAATCAGTCATGTTTGAGACTCACGGTTAAGGCATCAAGGCGCGGTACCGTCAGTTCACTGACAATATCGCCCAGCGAAAAACTCAGTGAATCAACGGCGGGAAACTGCCGATGAATCTCCCGCCCAAGATTTGAGAAAGAAAAGCGCGAATACGGCCACGTCTTTTTAACGTCAAAATTGCTGTTTTCCCTGAAAGCACAGCGGATCAGGTTATTGACGCCCGCCAGCAACGTGCTTTGCTCTTCTTCCGTCATGTTGTCGGGATTGACGACATAGACGTTTACCACCAGGGCATGCCTCGTTTCAGGCATAGAAAAACACTGCATATCATCCCCATGGCCATGGTGGCCCTGCGAGTTGATGTAGTTATTTACCGCCTCAATGAACGGATCAGACGTCACACCGCTATCAAGCAGCAGATACGCATTGGCAGTGCCTGGGCCGCGGGGCGCGTCATGCAAAAAGAAAATGCGGTCAACACTCAAGCCCACCACCGCGGCAATCATGGAGCGATAAACCGCGTCGGTGTGGTAGTTGCCTACAAGATTGAACTGATTGCGGCAGCGCTCGCGTAGCTCGTCGTCGCTCTCTTCATCAGCGCCCGGAACTGTCAACCAGTCCTCTTCACTCGCTACATGGCTGATCCCATCAATGGCCACGGGTAAAATGCGGTAGTAACCCGGCGCAAGGTTATATGCACCCCCGGTACCACTGGCTTTAACAGGCAGCAAAGCGTCTGCCACACCAGCAGTGATTGTCACATCTGACACCGTAGCCAGCTCGTACACCTTGCCGTTAATCCTTTCTGTCTGGATGAGCGTCCCGGCCTTCACGGTTACTACCGCTTTGGCATCCTCCTTAAAAAAGCGGATCACACCTTCGGCGGAACTCGCGGGTTTAGCCGTCAGATTCACCGCCCAGGCTAACAGGCGCAGCATCTGGCCACCTGCTGTGGCCACGAACATATTGGCCAGCACGGTAGAGACCAGCACATCCTTTAGCCACATGACCGGCGCGGTCACAATGGCGGATATCAGCCGCCAAAAGGGCGACATTCTGGAAGTGTTGGTGATCAGCCCTTCCGCTTTGACGATGGCATTAAACCGGGTGCGCACTTCCTCTTCAGTCGTGGGCATACCGCTTTGCTTCAGCACGTCTTCAAAATCTATTTGCGGTTTTTCCGTCACAGCTGCACCCCCGCCGAAATAACGCCAAACTCTTCCGTTTCAGCCGTCACCCAAAGACGCGCGCGGCTTTCTTCTGAAACTGCCACCGTACCCGCGACAATGCGCACGTCGCTTTCAACCAACAATTCAAGCTGCGTAAAAATATCAGCGCGCAGTGTCGGGCTGCGTTCAGCAATCAGCTCCGTTGCAAGCCCGCTTTCCAGAATTGAGTGAACAATATCCTGCCCGATGCTTTGCCGGTTATTGCACAGCTCTGGCTCTTTACCTGTGTTCAGTAAAAAATCATCAGACTCAATTAACAGGTCGATATATAACATTTCACTCATGGGTTTAACTCCTGCCATTCCATTAGCTGCCCTGGCGTTAACATTTCTTTCGGGTAAATATTTACCGTGCCAACTTTTCTGCTGTTATCCGTCACAGATTTAGAATTGCTGCTGATGGCTTTATTTATTCCGCCCCGGTCAATATCTTTTACCGTGCCACCGGTTAATAAATTATTTTGCACCACAGATGGCGAAGGAGTCATATCAGGGAAAGATGGCATAGCCGTCTTTGGCAATTGTGGCGAGTCGCCAGCAACCTTAATATCCACACCAGGGATTTTATTCAGCTTTTCTACAATCCAGTTCCATGACTTAAGAAAGCTACCTTTAATTGATTCCCAGACATTATCGAACATATTGATAATGCCGGTAGCCATGCCATTTAATGCCTGCGAAGGTGAAAAGCTTGTAAGTAAAATAATAAATCTGTTCCAGCCATTGGCTATTGATTCCCATACGGAGCTAAAGACGCCGCCCAGCCACTCAATCACACCGGCAACGGATTTAAATGCTTCCGTATTCATCACGGCAGCTTTGATTGCGTCCCAGTGCTTCACAAGCAAATAACAGCCCACAACCAGCGCCGCTATTGCCGCGATGATCAGGAGGATTGGCCAGCTCATAAAGTTAATTGCCGCGCCGGTAAGCATTGCCTGCATTCGCAATGCCATTAGCACACCGCGCAAACCTCTCATTGCCGCAGCCCAAACCAGCTTCGCTTTGGTGTTAAGCCACGTCCAGGCAGTATCAATTTTGGTAACTGTCGTGAGTAACTTCCAGACTCCAGTCCAGCCCATCATGATGAACTTAGAAACACCCATCACTATGTTAGCGATTGCCCCTACGGCGGCAAAACTTAACAGTGCCATCGCTGCATAGCCCACCACGCGGGCGATGTTAGGAAACATCTGCATCCAGCGGGCAAAGGTCTGCCCCATGTTTGCCAGACGGTTAAGCATGGGATACAGCACAGGTATCAGTGTCAAACCAATAACGGTCTGGATAGCCTTCAGAATAGCAACGAAGCGATCCCATGGCTTTACCAGCTTAGTGGCCATTTCCTGGGTGCGTTTCAGACCATCTGAACCGCCCAGCTCTGTGATATTGCGCTGGAGCAACCCTACATTGCCGTATAGCTGCTTAACCACGGCTGAACTATCACCAAAAGCGGCATCAAGTTCAGCCTGGGCTTTCAGGTTCCCTTCCAGACTCTTGCCATACTTACCCTGAAGCTTGATAAGCATTTCAGGCATGGAGAGCATTTTTCCGGTGGAATCGGTAAACGACAAGCCCAGCTTTTTAGCCCCATCAATCGCGCCGGTCATGAAGCCTTCGTATGCGCTGCTGGCTTCCGTCCCAAGCGTGCGCTGAAGCTGCCCCAGCACGGCCAACTGCTCATCCAGCCCGATATCATAGTTAGAACCCACACCGCGCGCGCCTTCCATAAGGTCTTTTATCTGGCCCATTTCCGTGCCAAACGTCTGGCGCATGTACACCATCTTGCCAGCCAGCTGCTCAGCAAACGGGACTTTGCCCACTGCATCGGCTTCCCGCTTAAAGTTACCGAACATTTGGCCCATAAACTCGCTGGTTTCGGCGGCGGTAGACTTCATAGCAAAAGCCAGCGTATTGGCTACTGTCGTCACCTTCGGCAGCTCCTGGCTGCTTAGCCCAGCAATAGCGGCATTAATATCCTGCGTGGACTGCACAAAAGCCACGGCGCTGGTTCCGTATGTCGTGCTGAAGCGAAGGGCATCACGTTGCACCGTTTTTAACGCCGTGCTGTCGATACCCCGCGCCGCGGCCTCATTCACTGCGTCATACATTTCAATGGCAGGAGACAATGCCCCTTTAATTGCCATGGCGGTAGCGGCAAGCGCCAGTACACCCCCGCCTATTTGTTTAAAGGCGGCTTTTGATTTATCGGCAAAGTTACTTACGCTGCCCTGGGCTTGTTTCAGGGGGCGCGTTAATTTGTCGATAAGGCTTAATGTAAATTCAAGCTGTTTCATTCAGTGCCTTTAAATGCCGTGCCGATACCGCTGGCAATTGCCAGACGCGTATATTCCCAATAACGATTATCCAGCCAGATAGCTGCGGCAATATCATCCGCATTATCTTCACCCTGGGGGAGATAATGACGCCGCAATATTAAGTATTGTTCCAGTCCGTTGTTATCTATTGCGCGCACCCGCGCCGTTAGTTTTTTACTTCAATCTCCAGCTCAGGGGCATAAATTTCATTCACTTTTCCCGCCAGTTGAATAGCAGCGCCGGGACGTTTTAAAATTTCCGTCAGTGCTTCTTTGGTATCAACCGAAACAATACGCATCAGATAATTGTGCGCAGGGGCAACTTTGTTATCCATCGCCATTTCATTAATAAACTTATTGTACGCAGATTGATTAGGCTCCAGACAAATATCAATACCGGCAATAGCTAATTTAATCTTTTCCATTTAATATACTCTCTCTTAAGTTAATTTCGTCAACCAGCTGGTTATGCCTTACGGCACACTGGCCATACATATCCAGATAAATAATAAGTAGGTCTGCCGCGCTATTGCCCTGATTGCCCTTCAGGCGCGGCAGCTGCGCGGGGCATTTTGTTTTCAGGTTTTCCTGATAACGCACGTTCGACTTTGGCGGCGGCGTCGTTGTACATGCTGACAAACTCAGCAGACAGGCAAACATTGGTAAAGACCGGCTTAACAAGCTCTGTGCGGATCTCCCGCGCTGGCGCGTTCCGTATTTCATCCAGTTTTCCTTCCAGTAACCGGCCTGAATGGCTGGCGATCAACTCCATCTTTTTGCCAGTGGCGCTGGCGCTTCGTTCAATAACCAGCTCCAGACTATCCCTCTGCCAGATGGCAACCTTCCAGCCCGACAGAAAAGCCAGCGCAAGCGCCCCAATGGCCAGCAAAACGGCGCGATTCATCAGCGTACTCCGTTGTGTTCCATGCTGAAGTGATTGCCGTCCGGGTTCGTTTTAAAGCGCCCGCCCCAGCTGCCGCCGATGGATTCCCAGTACTCCCCAAGGGGCTTATAGTCCTCCGTCCGGGTTTTATACTCGCCATTCACGAACAGGTTAAAATCCACGGCCAGGCGCTGCGTATGAAGACTGTTTGAAATGCCGCTGCCTTTTTTAGCATTCAGCGCGGCTTGCTCCGGCGTACGATAAGCCTCACCGAAAGTCAGACGTAAACCGCGCTCCTGCGCCCAAAAAATCAGCTGTGCAATTTTCACGGCAAACAGCTGCTGCTTTTCGCTTAATGTCATTTTGAACCCCGCTTAAAAATTTCCCCGAAACCGCCGCGCCGCTGCACCCACGCTTCCACTGCCTGCTGCCCGGCAATGCCCATTGCCGAGGCAATTCCCAGCAATGCCAGGGGATGAATTTCAGGTGCCAGATACAGCACGGCACCGGCTGCAACACAAAGCGCGCTCCCCAGAATCATGCGCCCAAATGCCAGGCGTGGCGTGATCGGTTCGCTCCCCGAGAGAAGTTTGGCCATAGCAATCAACCCGCCCATAATGACCAGCTGCCAGAATGTTTTTTCATGCTCCTGCATGGTTATCCTTACCCGATCAGGTTTTCAGTGGCTTCCGCTTCCAGATATGGAATGCCGTTAATCTTCACGAACTCCGGACTGGTCACGAAGTATTTAATTTTGTGCGTGGTAATGCTGCCGCCCTTCGGATCAACATCCAGAATATTGTTCAGTTGCAGCTTGCAGCCGAATGCCTCCACCTTCATTTCCTCATTGCCCGCTTTGGCATAGAAAAGAAAATCCTGTGGCTCAACACCCCGCCACGAACCGGCGCGGCGGGCCAGGCCGGTGACAATTGATAACGCCTTGGTGCTCAGTTCAATTTCACCTTCGGCGGCAACGTCACCATCAACATGGCCATCGGGTACACCACGGGTTTGTGCTGCGGCGCTGTTATCCGTGATATCCAGGCTGATTTTCTCAACGTGGATCAGCTGGCCACCCATATGGGTATCAAACGACATACCCGAAATTCGTTTAGTCATGCGCTTGCCTCCAGGCTGGCATCCAGTAACAGGCTGATCGTGATTTGCAGTGGCACTTCATAAGTGCGCAACACCATATAAATCTCTACAGCCTTTTTATTTTTCCAGACAATCGATACGTCGCCATCCTGCGGAGACTTCACCTCGCCCGGAAACGTCACGCCGTTAATGGCTGAACTCACCGACATTTCCCGCAGCGGCTTCGCAAAAAGCTGCTCATGCGCGGCAATGCTGGAAGGTGTACTGTTCAGCGAACGATCCGCGATATGCGCAATCGCCAGCAGTCGCACACGGCGGGCCGCTTTATCGGCAATACGCAGCGTTTCAATGCTCTGATAATCGCCGCCCTCAACATCCAGCGTGCGGCCATCTGACCAGTACAGCCCATCGTAATCTGGGTACCACATCGGTACACTGAAGCGCTGCGCCTCCAGCGCCTGGAGTGTTGCCAGCTCCAGTGGAACACCGGAACCATCCAGCGGGGTTTCGTCACTGCCCATGCTGATTAGCGCGCCGGTTTTAACCCTGGCCGGGCTATCGGCAATGGTCACTGCACGACTGCATAAACGCCCCGCAAGCACGCCCGGTTCATTGCCCCACAGGCGGGGAACCAGCTGTACCGCCTTTTCAGCAATGCCATCCTGAAGCGTGGCCAGGCGCGCCAGATAATCGGCCTGCCCTTCTTCGTCCTGAATACCCTGAACAGCAAGGAGGAACCATACCCAGCGGCCAAAGCGGGCAATCAGATTTGCGCGTAACGTTGCCGCCTTATTAATGGTTGCAGGCTCTGCGACATCATCAGACAGCACCACCCCTTCTACCGAACAAGACAACTGCGCAGCTATAACGGCATCAACCCACGCATCCGGCTCACTATCGCCAGCCAGCACATGCACAAAGCCCCACCAGTTCTGGCCCGCATTAGCCTGAGCGGCAAGCACATCACGCTTTAACTGGCTGTCGCCCTCACCCAGAAGGGCATCAAAATCACTCTGGGTATTCACGGCCAGCGTTTTCCCCACATTCACGGAACCCGTCCCGATAAACAGCACGGTGCGTTCAACTTCGTTAGTTTCGCCCAGCAGCTGGTTTATCTGGTTTACTGTCACATTCGGCCAGGTCATGCCCCACCCCTTATATCCTGTGCATTCACATCCCAGCCAAAGCCAATGGCCTGAAGCTGACGTGCGAGCGCTTTGTTAAAATCGTCGTCGCTCATACCGAGAAACTCACGCGCTGGCAGGTCTATCGTCCAGCTTGTTTTCACCGCCTTCCCACTCAACTTGCGGATCAAAATGCCCGCCTGGTTGTAGTGCATGCTCGCGGTTATTTCGCCAAGCGTTGGCTTGCGCCAACGCTTCCCCTTCCGTACCCGGTAGCCAAGAGCGCGCAGCTTTTTAGCCTGTCCTGGCGTGGCCATCACTTCCGGCCCGACAATGCGCCGCTTTCCGCCGCGGCTGCGCTTTTGGTGCATGCCATTTTGCTGGCTATCAGCAATCACCCCGGCAGGTACCGGCGTTTCACCATTTCGATAGCCCCCACCCTGGAAATAAACGCGCACCGCCTCAATTTCAGGCATCTCGCGTATGTGCAGCAATTTCGGCAGATTGCGCAGCATCTTGCCTTTGCGCTTTGTTTTCCTGCCCTGCCAGGCATTGCCGTCCGGGTCTTGCTGGTTGCGCACATTGCGTTTTGCGGCGGCAATCAGACCGTATTTGGCCAGACGCCAAAGCAGGCGCTGCCGCTTTTTAGGCGGTAAGTCCATACCGGCCAGACTTTTGCGCAGTGTGGCCAGCTGCTGTTTGTTCAGCTCTCCGCTGGCAAACATCACTCAGCCCCAACCGGCGCGCCAGTTTCATCCACGCCGTAAATCTGTGCCGTTAGCGCCACCCACACTTCGGGATCAACCAGCGCCCAGCGTCGGCCATCCCACGGTATTGGCCCCCTCTCATCTGGCTTAATGACCAGCTCATTGGCCATTGGCACGGTTAAAACAACGGTTGCCGTTTCCTCCGTCTCCACTGACACATCCCAGTCCGGTTCCGCATCGGTTAGCCCAATTTCGTCCAGTAGCTCCCTGTCTGCATCATCCAGCCATGCGGCCAGCAGCGACATAAGCAGCTGTGGCGGGCAAAGGCGGTACGGAAAACGCTCCCAGCTAAATAATGCGTCGTAACGGATAACGGCCTGCCGGTACTGATCCAGCCCCAAATCTTTAGCGGCGGGGATAAACCGCATTTCATCCATCACGCTGGAAAAACCCTGCATTGCCCGCGCTGGCACGTTTTCCCGGAAAAAAGCGGTTAATGATTCAAGTTGCGTCTGGCTCATACTTTTTTCACCGTTGCCCGTTTAAGTCCTTTCATGCGCCGGATAACCACCGATGCTTCGGCCAGCAGACCGGCGCGGGTTTCTGTGCTCTCCTGCCCAGGGTGAGTCTCACGCCGTCCCACGGTGGCAAACTCCCCCATCAGATCGGCTTTTGCCCTGGCGAATACGGCTTTGGTGTACTGCGCGCAAAGCGCCCTAAGCTCACCCATTTTTACGCCCGGTACCGCCGCCGCCGTTTCATAGCCGCTTGCACGGTGCTTTGCCTCGACGGCTTCCAGCTCGGCATTCACTTCCGTAACTGCGGTTATCAGCGCCTGGGCGATAGTGTCCGGGTCAATATCTGCCGGAATAGTGCGCTGGCTCTGGAAGTCTTTTAAATTCAGGTCTGGCCAGAATCCGTTGTTTTCCAGCGGTTCATCCTGATAATCAATCGGTGTTCCGCTAAACATAATCACTCCGTAAAAAGGTGGGCTGACCGGTTTCCGCGGCGCAGTTACACGTTCTGTGCTCTGCCCTCCACCGCGCCCACCCGGCGTCGGTAGTCGTTATTGCTGCGCCAGCTTTCGCATTCGCGCAGCAATGGTCTGGCGCGTGGTTTTCACGCCAATTTTTGAATAATGCTGCTCAGCCATAGCCAGCAGTCGATCGGCTTTTTCAAGCAAGGCCACATCATCAACGGCGGCGGCACTCGTCTGGCCTTCTTCACTGCGTAGCAGTTCCTGGCCCGCGAACTTGTACCATTTGGCCGTGACCTGCTCATGCAAACGCCAGCAACTGGCCACACGTTCAAACGTGCGGGAAAAATACGGTTCAATACTTTCCCCGCGCCCCGCAGACTCCTGCGCCCAGGCCAGTACGGTATCCGCGACAAATGTCGGGAAGTTACTGCGCAGGCGATCAGGCGTAGCCTGCTGTTGGCTAATCGCAATATCGGCCCAGTCCAGCGCAGAATCTAAATCGCCCACGTCGAACAGCCAGATAACGCACCAGGCAAACACCGGGTTGGCATATACCTGCCTGCTGGCCAGATAGGCTTCAACTGTCGGTTTCCAGCGCGGCAGCAGCACATCGCGTTTGTGGGCGATACGATCAGCGCGCAGCGGCCATTGCTGAAGGGATTCCAGATCCCGGTTCAGTTCACCAATTTGGATGTGAAGACTGTCTGAAGTGGTTACCGCCATCTGGCGCGCCAGCTCCTGCTGCATCTGCACACGCTGCGTGTGGCGTTGCGCGGGTGAAAGTCCCATTTATCCCTCCGGCTGCTCTGTCACCGTGCCAATGGTCACGGCGTTTTCGTCGATAGCGGCGTACAACTCTGGCTCTTCAACGGCGTAGCCTTCGTTACGCAGATACTTGTTTTCATACTGCTTACGATCATCAACAAACTCTGCCTTGCGCTGACGGGTGTTGCGCTGTGTGTAGATGTGCAGGTTACTCAGGGGAGTAACCACCATGCGCTTGCCAGGCATAAATGGCGGGATGATGGACTGACGCCCTGCAATCGTGTTACCCAGCAGCTGTGCGGCAATCTTTTCCGTTGGGCGATCTGCGGCCTGATACAACCGATACTGTTCTGCTGCGACCAGGTCAGCACCAACAAGCACCACAAGGCGCGGATCGTTACGGAACTGTGCCGGAATTTTCGTGTTAATCAGGTCTGACGCCATCGCATCGAGAGACTTGTAATCGCCAGAATCGTCCAGCACCACAGCATCCGTCATGATCTGGTTGCCGCCGTTAAAGGCTTTCATGCGCTCATGCCAGCCAATGTTTACGTCTTCGCCGTTCGGGTTCGCGATTGGGTCAGTGGTTTTAGCGCGGGTTTTACCGTTAAAGCCAATGCGCAACATGTCGAGAGCAAACGCCTGGTTGGAAAAGGTCTGCACCAGGTTGTAAAACTCATTTTCTTCTTTACCGGCGTTTGCCCAGACCGAAAGCAGATCCCAGCGCAGTGCGGCGCAGCTGTCAGTTTCAACCAGGTCGTAGGTATTACCGTCAACCCCCACACGACGCATGAAACGCCCGGTTTCGCTGCGGCCAGTGTGGAGCGCGTTAGCACCCACCGAAACGACCTGGCCGCTTAGCTGGTCAACATCAAGGCAGGTGATCATGTTGAGAAACTCAACTTTTTCGAGCATGGCCAGACGTAGCGCCGTTTCCTGCGGGTCGGTCAGGGAAAAGTAACGGCTGGCATCATTAACGCCATATCCCTGTGCCAGACCAGCGGCATACTTGGCGATTAAATCTCGCGCTTTGTTATTTAAGTGCATATGTATCCCTCGCAATTAAGCGATTTAAAGCCAAAGGTAAAAGAATAAAATTAATTACAGGAATTTAAATTTAGCTTCCTTCCCCGGAGTACTACGCTGCTGGCGCGAATTTTTATTACCCAACTCAGAGAAACGCTTAACAATTTCAGAGGCGTTATCACGAATAGACGCAAATTCAGCCGTATCGACAACCTCCGCCACCGTATCAACATCGTCTTTAACTTCAGCAAGCTTGCTTTCAATACTTGCCACGCGGCCTTCCAGTTCATTAAGCGCATTGGCTAATGCCTGCAATTTATCATCGCCCTGCGCAGCATCATCGCCGCTTGCTTCATCTTCAAATTTTGGCTTAATACCAAAGAGTTTTTGCCAGTTTTTCATTTCAATTTCCTGTTCTATTTTACCTTCGCGGGTAATTACACAGCTGTAATAACCCTGTTTATTTAGTTTTTTACGCTTACTGAAGCGTAACCGCGTAGTGCCCACGCTGGCCGGATGATCTGTTACCGCCAGCCCCTTCAGATAGGTACGCCCTGATCCACGCCAGTTTTCTTCGGGTTCAATAGAGAAGTAGAGAAGCTGTCCCTCATCATTCGCGTAAAGAAGTCGCATATTTGGGCATATAGAGACAAAAAGCCGTACCTTTCCGTCCTCACCTTCTCGCCAAATAGCTTCTAATACCTCACCAAAATTTCCCGCGTCGTCTTCGTGCTCCGGCCAGATTAATGCGCCGTAATGATTAATATCGTAGGTATCCCCCATATCAATTAACCACTGACGTTTAAGATTTCGCCCGTCTACCGTATCTCCTTCAGTGGCAACACACAGCCAATCCGTTTTCAGATGTGACATATATTTCCCGTTTGCCGCATTGATATTGCGAGATGGATTATTAACGATTAAGTATCACGTCGCACCCACATTAATTCTTATCAATTCGGATATAAGCCATAACGGAATTATGGCCGAAACACGAATCAAATATTTACTGCTACAGCTGGCACAATTAACCGACAAAAAAATTAATATTAAAAGGATGAATTAAACCTCCGTGGCCAAATATTCGGAAGAACTCAAAGGCGTAGCGCGTTCGCTCTATTTGCGCCGATGTACACCAAAGGAAATTGCCGGTGAACTGAATCTGCCCAATGCGCGGATCGTTTACTACTGGGCAGAAAAGCACAGCTGGGCGGATTTACTCAGCCAGGAAAGCACGGAAGAAGCCATTGAACGCCGTTACCAGCTGCTGGCCAGCCGTGACGACAAGACAGAAACCGAACTCAAGGAAATGGAATTGCTGATTGCTCACGCCTGCAAGCTGCGGGCGCAAAGCAACAAGCATAAAGAGAAACTGGCCACAGCCGGGGCATACCCTGGAGCAGAAAGCCGCACTGGCGCGCCAGCTGATGAAGAGGACCGCAGGAAAAAAGGCAAATATAAAAAGAATGATATTTCATCGCTCACCCAGGAAGATTTTGACACCTGGGCAGATGAGCACCTTTTCGGCTACCAGAAGCACCTGCGAAACAATTTAACCCAGCAAATCCGCAACATTCTGAAGTCACGCCAGATTGGTGCAACCTGGTATTTTGCGTTTGAGGCCTTCGAAAATGCGGTGCTGACCGGCGACCCGCAAATATTTCTTTCAGCGTCAAAAGCCCAGGCCGAGGTTTTCCGTTCTTACATAGTGAACATTGCAGAGCAGTATTTCGGCATCACGCTAACAGGCAACCCCATTCGTTTATCTAATGGCGCAGAGCTGCGATTTTTATCAACCAATAAAAATACCGCTCAATCTTACAGCGGTCATTTGTACTGCGATGAATATTTTTGGGTACCGAACTTCGCAAAACTGAACGAAGTGGCCAGCGCGATGGCCACACACGACAAATGGCGCATTACCTATTTTTCTACGCCTTCGGCAAAAACGCATCAGGCCTACCCGTTCTGGACTGGCGAAGAATGGAAGCGCGGCAATAAAAAACGCGCTGCAGTTGAATTTCCCGGCTTCAACCAGCTGCGCGACGGCGGCCGCATTTGCCCGGATGGACACTGGCGATACGTCATTACGATGGAGGATGCCATTGCGGGCGGCTTCAATCTGGCCAGCATCGATAAACTGCGGAACCGCTACAACACCGACACGTTCAACATGCTCTACATGTGCGTTTTCGTGGACAGTAAAGACTCGGTGTTTTCCTTCAACGACCTGGAGCAGTGCGCCGTTGATGTATCCGAATGGCAGGATCACAACCCGAACAAGCCGCGGCCCTTCGGTGATCGGCCCGTCTGGGGAGGCTTTGACCCGGCGCGGTCTGGCGACCTTTCATGTTTTGTGATTATCGCCCCGCCTGTTCTGGCCGTTGAGAAGTTCCGCGTACTGCGCATTTTCAACTGGAAAGGGATGAACTTCCGCTGGCAGGCAAAGCAGATAGAGAAGCTTTTCGGCCAGTACAACTTCACCTATCTGGGCGTTGACGTCACCGGGATCGGCCAGGGTGTCTTTGACAATATTCAGCACTTCGCCCTGCGCGTCATTGAGGCGATTCGCTATGACCGCAACACCAAAAACCAGCTGGTTTTAAAAGCCGCTGACGTGGTGGAGAGCCAGCGCATTGAATGGGATGAAGAGCTGAAGGAAATCCCGGCAAGCTTTATGTCCATTCGCCGCACAACAACGCAAAGCGGCGCGGCTATGACCTTTGTAGCAGATCGTAGCCCTGAAACAGGTCACGCGGAATCAGCCTGGGCAATTATGCATGCCCTGCACAATGAGCCGCTGAACTATGAGAACAAACCAAAATCCCGCTGGGGAACCACCAGGAAAGCAGCATGAAAAAGAAAAAGTATGTAGACCGTAAAGCAAGACCGGCTAAAGCCAAAAAGATGAGCATTATCAGCTTTGACAAACCGGAACCTATTTTAACTACCGGCACCGACTACACCAATATCTGGTACGACAAAGGCGCAGACCATTTCACATTGCCGATAGACCGGCTGGCACTGGCGCAACTGATTAATCTTAACGGCCAGCACGGCGGCATCATTCACGCCAGAAAAAATATGATTGTTTCCAGCTATCAGGGAGGCGGCTTAACTTTTGATGAAATGGAATCATCTGCATTCGATTTTATAACCTTTGGTGACCTCGCTATTCACAAAATCCGCAACGGCTGGGGGGAAGTGGTCGGGCTTGAGCCTTTACCAGGTCTTTATCTTCGCCGCCGAAAAGAGCGGGAAAATGAAGCAAACGTGCCGGGGGAGTATGTCGTGTTACAGGAGGGAGAGCCGCTTGTTTACCAGCCTGATGATGTGATTTTTATCAAGATGTACGATCCGCAGCAGCATATTTATGGCCTGCCCGATTACATCGGCGGGATTCACTCAGCACTGCTTAATAGCGAGGCGGTGATTTTCCGCCGCCGTTATTACCACAACGGGGCGCACACTGGCGGCATTCTCTACACTCGCGACCCAAGCATGACAGATGAAATGGAAGAAGAGATTGAACAGCAGCTGCGGGACAGCAAAGGTATCGGCAACTTTTCCACTATTCTTGTGAACATTCCTGGCGGGGACGGGGATGCAATCAAATTCATTGAAATGGGGGATATTTCTGCCAAGGACGAATTTGCCAACGTGAAAAACATCAGCGCGCAGGACGTGCTGAACGCCCACAGGTTCCCGGCTGGCCTCGCGGGTATCGTGCCGCAGAATACAGCAGGACTGGGCGACCCGGAAAAGGCACGGGCAACCTATTTCAAAACAGAAGTGGTACCCGTTCAGCGGCGCATCGAAATGGCCATTAAGGCTGATTCAGAGATCCCGATAAACCTTCACCTGAAATTCGATTATGAATCAATGACCGAGGGTGCAAAATGAAGCTAAAACGGCTAAAATCCAGGCATCATTTAACAGCTGGAGCATGGAATATGCGCGTATTAAAAATTGAATGCCCGGAGTGCGGCTCTAAAGCTGTTATTCGCAAGACGAACCGCAAGCACCGGCAGATTGCAGATATATATTGCGCCTGCGCTGACGTGGAGTGTGGGCATACTTTTGTTATGAATCTGACTTTTTCGCACACCCTCAGCCCAAGCGCTAAAACCGGCGATATTCTGGTTCAAAAGTTACTCAGCACAATGTCACCCGAGCAAAAGCAAATGGCTTTCGACTTACTGAAGGCTGCTCCCGCCGCCTGATTCAAAGCCACCCTTAATTGGTGGCTTGCTTATTTCTGTAACTATATCCCCTCTAACTTCCTCCACCATTTCCCCAATCCAGATTAGGGCCACCTGGCGATCCCTGGAGCTGCTGTTATCAACACAAGCAAATTTAGCCAGTAGTTCAATTCGTTCTAGTGTTGTTGACTGCTCTAATAAACCCATGTTACTACCTCAACAAAAGCACTGTACATAAACACAGTATACGCAAAAGCACAATTAGTGAAACCCATTTCATGCCCATCTGCTTGAAACAACTGAAAATAGGTTGATTATTGTCACCTATGCCCGCGCCCTCCACTGGTGTAAAACTTGCTATGACCAACCCGGCCACTGATCTGAAAGCGGTTCAATTTTACGTTCGATTAAGCGGCCATCCCGATATATGAGTGTTTTTCCGCCACCTAACGACAAACCACTACCTCTAAAGAGTATTGCCAGCTCATCGGCTGAAGCATCAAACCCCCTTCGATTGAGTTCCAGTGTTAACCGCCTCCGGTTGCCCTCCGTACAGTTATTGACAGAACTCCAAGGGGCGGCGTTGCCGCCAGAAAAACCAGCCTCCGCTGGCGCTTCGGCCAACTTCGGCACCTTTTCCCACTTAACCAAACGTGTTACGACTTCAGAATCAGGAATCAAAGGCGAATAGATACCCTGGACGCGCTGCACGTCCTCCGCATATTCATTGCCCTGCTCTGTGATTTGGTAGGCGAGACGAACAACCAGATCCCGGCGCGCAACCAGCGCACCGCCCTGGGCTTGCGTGTAGGAAGCCCAGCAACCAACATCAGCCGCAGCCAGCACCGCATCCATACGTTTATCCGCTAACTGCTGATCGCCCAGGCGACGCAGCTCACGCCATACCGTCACCGGCGCGCCGCCAATCTGCTGAAACTGGCGAATTCGCCAGCGAGATGCCCACGCCGAAACAGCTTTGGCCATATCGCGCAGGCTCTCGCCCGTCTCGCCGTCCTTCTCGCCGTCCAGCGCATAGCCGTCGATATTTTTGGAGATGTACTTGGCGATATAGCCCGTGGCCGAACCCTTAGCAGGATCAATTGGCTCAACGTGAAAGCGCGCTTTTAGCGCCTGGGGGGTTTGTAGCTCTTCTGAATCAGCAATACGGGAGTGATAACAAAGAATATCTCGCACGGCCCCTACGTCCTGCGGGCGCATAAATAGCAGCATATGCCAGTGCGGGGTACCGTCGTGGTGTGGCTCCACGACGCGAAAACCAAAGACATGTATACCTGCGCGGGAAAGCGCAGCGCGGGCCTTCGCCCAGACTCCACATAAATACTTTTGCGTTTCCTGTGGATTACTCCCGTTCCACTGGGAAACAAAACCACCTTTACTATGTACCGCATGATAACGGGAAGGTGCCGTGATGGTGTAGAACTCACCTGACAGATGCTGTTCATTTGCCATATCTTCAAAACCTCTCATTCTGACCATTAATTCAGACCGGCGAATTGCCGGATTTGAAAGGCTTTTGTAGACCATATCGGCCAGCGCTATCCGCTCACCCATATCGTTAATGAGATCGAACTTTTTAAAGAACTCAGCGTTGCGCTTCTTCTGCTCTAACCATTCGCCCAGGGTGCCACGTGAAACGTAGGCGCTGGCCGCTTTCTGCACCTGGCCTACGGCAATGGCCAGATGTTCACGCTGAACATCGCGCATCCGCTTCAGCCGCCCATACCACCACTCAGGGGCCATCAGACGCAGCAGGCCGGATTCTGCCTTGCGCGTATCCAGCTCGTTCTCATTAGCCTGATACTCGGCCCAATAAGGCGGCTTGTTGCCCAACAGCAAGGAAAGATCGGCCAGGTGGCGGTAGCCCAGCAGGCTACGGCGGTGCATTTCGGCGGGGTCTTTGGTTGCGCCTTCAATGGCCGTTTCAGTAAAGGTATAAAACGACTCAGCCAGCCACATGGAAACCCGCGTGGCCAGCTTTTTGATTTCGAAGCGGTCCAGCGCGGGAAGCCGCTGGAGAGCTTTACCGAAAGGGAGATCGTCAACATCACCGGGCAGCTTATAGCGCGCCATGACATTGCGCAGGCGTGGCAATACATTCTGGCCAATCGTCTGGCGTAAAAATGTATTGGCACGGCGACGCCCACCGCGAGGGGTGTTAAATATTTTCTCGTAGCGCTGGCCAAAATACCCGGCCAACCAGTCGGGCATTTCGTGAATGTACTGCGAGCGGAAATCATGATCGGCTGGGTTGACCGTCCACAACTTCCGCTCTGTCAAAGTCACATCATTGGGAATACCCGGTGCAAATGTTTCACGCCGCCAGCTATCGACGGCGTGATATTCACCCAGGGCAAGGGGCTGCTCACTCACTGCGGTTTACCCAGCCAATCCACCGCTCACCAGCCAGACAAAAGAGACTGCCCAGTAGGATTAAAGGCCAGACAACGGCCTGTACAACCGTGCTGCAATAGTCCCCAAAATCAGCATCTTTATTACTTATTCGCTTCTCATGCCATGTGAAGCAGGCGAAGCAGATAACCGCGGCCACGATGTAGGAAGTGAAAACCAACAGTTCGGTATCAGACATGGGCCACCCTCCCACCAACGGCCAGCAACTCACCAACTGATGAGTCACCACCCTTGGCAGCGCCAATGCTGCGCGGAGCGGTTAACGTGTAGCGCTTAAAACGGGAATAAAGGTTGTGCGCCTCATGGGTATCGCTATTAGATACAACAACAGAGACATCCGCAGGCAGCTGCTGAAGCAAGCTGGCCAGCCGTAACTGATCGTCTTGCGTAAAGCCATCAGTGTGGTACTGGGTAAAGTTCGCAGTCGGGTTTAACGGGATGTATGGCGGATCGCAATAAACGACATCCCCAGGGCGTACCATTTGCAGGGTTTCTTCAAAGCTGGCGCAGATGAACGTAGCCCGTTTTGCCTTCTCCGCAAAAGCGCGGATCTCATCTTCAGGGAAATAGGGCTTTTTATAACGGCCAAACGGCACGTTGAAATGCCCGCGCTGGTTGTAGCGGCAAATACCGCCATAACAATGGCGATTAAGATAGAGGAACATTGCAGCGCGCCACTGCCACTCAGACTCAACATTAAAACTTGCGCGCAGCTGGTAGTAAGAGCATTCGGTTGTCATGACTTCAAACAACCGCCTGGTATCGTCAATAAACCAGTCAACATCGAGCTGGATGCTGTTATAAAGGTGAATCAAATCAGGATTTACGTCAGCAATCAGATACTCGTCATAATCAGTATTCATCATGACAGCACACGAACCAGCGAACGGCTCAACCAGCCTTTTGCCTTTTGGCAGATGGGGAAGCAGCTGCGGCATAAGGCGGGCTTTGCTGCCCACCCATTTTAAAGGGGTTTTCATTGCCATGACGCACCGCCTTTGCTGCTCAGGTTTTCTGACTCCTGGCGGATCAGCTCAATAATTTCGTTTGCGGTCAGACAAAAATTGACAGCATGCGTAGCCAGCTTATCCAGACGGGCAGAACAGAGATCGGCAGCTGCTTTTTTGCCGTCGTTAGTGGCTTGTTTCAGTAGCTGCGGCAGGCCTGTGCCCTGTGCAGTTGGTAAGTCCTGGCGAATCATTTTCATGTGTAAATCTCCAAATTTAGGCAAGACGAAACCCCGGCAACCGAGTGGAGGCCGTAGGAATTCAGGGTTTTAGTTAGTCGTTAGTGAACCGCGGCGGGTGCCGGCTCAGGGGTAAATCTGGCATTAAGCGCTGGTAACTGGTGAAGCGGGAATGCCATTTCCCACCAACGATGCACCAGCACAACGAAAGCGCTCTGGCCAAGCATTCCAGCAGCAACATTAAGCGCCTGAATGGCTCCTAATGCCTGCGCCTGATCTGCGGCCGCTTCCGCTTCCCTGAACACCCGGCACCAAAACGCGGCGTATGCTGCCAGCCACTGGTGCGGATTTTTCAGGTGTTGCGTGTCATTAAACTGAAACGCAGTAAGCTCAACGGTTTGGCCGTTATCGACGTTTTTAGCGAGAAACTTATGAACATAGTTTGGCGCCACGCCCCAGGCCTGCAAATCTGCCAACAGCCCTTCCCGTTCTACTGCAATGATTTTCATTGGTTTCCCTCAGTCTGATTATCAAGGTGTTCTCTGGCCGCAAGCGTCTGAAGAATATGCGGAGCAATAAGCATTTCCGGGCCGCGCCGTTCAGGGATAGCTGGCTTGTCTGGCCGCTGCGTTGTTCGGCGGGTAAAGTCGTCGCGGCGAAGCGTTCCGAATCCATTAAAAACGTTGCGGGCCTGCTGAATGCCAATGCGCATCTGCGCAATCCCGCGGCTATCTACGCGTGAGTAAAGTTCACGCCAGCAGCATTTGGCCAGCGACCTTTCAAAGCTGTTAGTACCGGCAATTGACGCAGCATGAAGAACCACGCCGCGCCACTCTGGTTGTAAGGAATCCCAAAAATCTGCCGCATCTGAATGACTGGGATTGATTTGGTTGCGAAGGCGGTTTAACCAAGTTTTGTTATCAGCCACGATCACGCCCTCCAATTCGCTTTAATAAGGCAATCAGCCCAGGTCGTCGGCACTTTGGAACGGAAAAGTTAAAGCGCGTTGCCGGGTTCCACAGTTGGCCGTTCGGTAATTCAATCCAGCCATGGCCATGCGCGTTTAACTGTGGCGTTGGCGACTGGTTTTTCAGGTAGGTTACGAAGGGTTTGTTTTGCATGATTTTCCCTCATATGAAGCCAGCAGCATTGCCCGTCACAATATCGACGGCTGCAGCCAGCACGGGAGCGGATTGAAAACGGGATTCAACGGCATAGACCAGCATAGAGAGGTTTCGGATTGCGTCGTTTGCCCGATCCAGAATTGCGTTTTTACGCGAGGCGGTCATTTTCTCCGCTGATACAGCTTCCCCAGCAATTGCGCCCACGCTTGCAGTGGCCGTCAGCGCGCATACCTGCATGCTGGCTTCGGTAGTGTTGTTCACTGGCACTGAAGGCAGGCAGTTAATTTGTGCCAGCAGACCATCCAGCAGGCGGGCATCTTCAGTAAAATCAGTGACAGCAAGCAGCTCATCGACGGTAAGACGATGGGGCTGATCGGGGTTCAGCTTGTTACGCAGAACCTGGGGGCGAATGGCCAATGCCAGCGCCACAGATTCCAGGTTATTGGCTTGCGCAAATGCTCGGCAAGCTGCATCAAAACGTGAATGTTTGGAGGTTTGATAATCAAACATTGTTAGCCTCTCTCTAATCCGTAGGATTAATTACGCGTTAAGCGCAATGTTGCATTCGCTTAATGCTTGGACGGTCAGAGCAGCCATGTTGATCTCGACACGGGCACGAGGTTTGTCACCTTTACCACGGATAGGTAAACGACCATCGCGAACCATGTCGCGAGCTGTACCCATGGGGGTACCAGTAATACGGCAGTACTCATCAATAGGCAGATAAGGCGTTGGGATGGTGATTGTAATGTTAGGACGCATAAGGCAAACTCCTTTGTTCGGTTGAGCGCGGTAACGCTCAGTCATATTCGATATAATCTAGATAACGAATCGGAGATTAACTCGATAAAATCGAGTTTGCAAGCTCTATGACCCAATTAAGACGAAAGGCATCATTACCCACTGATAGTGCAAAAGTACTAGATCGAGTCTGTGAAGCTTACGGATTCACCACGTCACTTCAGCTGGCAGAATACTTGGATATGGCTTCAAGCAGCATGTCAGCTCGCAGAACACGCGGAATATTCCCAGCAGACATCGTTGTCAAATGCGCTTTAGAGACTGGGGCAAGCCTGGACTGGCTAACAAACGGGAGCGGGCAAAAGTTTGCAGATGAGGAATTAGATATTATGAAGATTCCTCGAAAAAAACTAGTTGATGGTCAACTATATGATTCCGGCCTGGCAATGTTCGATAAGATTTTATTTCGAGCAGGCATCCCCTTGCCCGGCAGTCCGATCTGCTTAGAAGATGAAAAAGCCCAATACATCATTGATCAGCATTTTGCAGAGGTTTACGACGGAGAATGGCTTGTAGGTGTAGAGGGGAAAATTAGTATCAGAACGCTAACCCGCATTCCTATTAAAAAAGTTCGCGTAAGCGGTGTTGGCATGGCCTTCGATTGCTCATTGGAAGATATTGAAGTTATTGGCCGTGTCGTGATGACAATCGTTAACTAAGTATGAGCATTCGAAAGCAAACTGACGGCAAATGGCTACTGGACTTTTACCCTGAAGGCAAACCAAAGGGTAAGCCCAGCAAACGCATTCGCAAGACGTTTTCGACTAAAGGCGAGGCGCTGGCATACCAGAACCACACCCTTGAAAACATCCACGTAAAGCCGTGGCTGGACGGCAAAGAAGATCGGCGCACTCTGCGCCAGCTGGTAGGCCAGTGGTTCGACGAGCACGGCGTAACCTTGGATGATGGCGAGAAGCGAAAAGGGGCGATGGAGTTTGCCTGTGCAAGCATGGGTGAACCGCTGGCACATGAGTTTGATGCAACCATTTTTTCCCTGTACCGCAAAAAACGCCTGTCGGGTGAGATCGTCCGAACCGCTCGCGTCAAACAAGTATCGCCCAGAACGATGAATCTTGAGCTGGCCTACTTTCGCGCCGTATTCAACGAGCTAAAGCGCCTGGGGCATTGGAAACTGGATAATCCACTCTCCGGGGTTCGCGCCTTCAAATCAGAGGAAGCGGAGCTGGCATATCTTGAGCAAGACGAGATCTGCAGCCTTCTGGATCAATGCAAAGCCAGCCGGAACGAATGCACATTCTGGGTTGCCTGCGTCTGTCTGGCCACCGGCGCACGATGGGATGAAGCAGAATCACTGACGACCAAGCAGATCAAAAACCTGAAAGTGAGTTTCTTCAAGACAAAAGGTAACAGAAACCGCACGGTGCCAATCAGCAAAGAATTTTATGACGCCCTGCCGAAACCAGCAAAGCCTGGACGTTTTTTTAAGTCCTGTTATTCGGCGTTCCGCAAAGCGGTAGAACGTGCTGATTTTGAGCTGCCAGACGGCCAACTTTCGCACGTTTTACGCCACACCTTCGCATCACACTTTATGATGAACGGCGGGAATATCCTGGTGTTGCAGCGCATACTTGGTCACACAGATATTAAGATGACAATGCGTTATGCGCACTTCGCGCCGAACCATTTTAGTGAGGCCATAGAGCTTAACCCCTTGGCAAAAAATGCCCCCTTTCTGCCCCCTCAGGACTCAAACAACCAATAA